TAGCCCAAGCGGAATGTGTATGTCTGGCCGGGTTCCAGCGGAACGCTGTCGACCATGTAGGCTGTACCCTCGCCAGCGAAGCGATAGACGTTACCGTTCAGGCTGGCCGTTACCGACCCACCTGCAAGCGTAAACTTATTTGGGTCATCGCCGGGGCGATACTCACGGAACAACTTGTCGTCAGCTACAGTAGCAGTAAGGTTACCTACAGTAACGCGAAGCTCAACAAGGCTACCGGGATTGAACGACAGCGCCGTTGTCGACTCGGCTGCGCGTGTAACGGTCAGCGTATCGCCAGACCGTGCAGTAACATTCACGATTTCAGAAAGCCCCTCGGCGGAGACCAGTGTGGCAAAGAACGTATCACCAGCTGCGAGTACTGGGAACGACGCGCCTGTGCCGCTCGTTAATACGAGCTGCGTATCACTCTGTGTGATAGCTACGCTGAGGAACCCTCGAGCATTATTCTTGAGTTTGACTGCCATCTAATAACTCCGTCACCCGAAGGGGCGCATTTGAACGTGCATGACACCCCGCATGTTGCCTAGATTAGCACGGGCACGCCTCTCAGTCACGCAGTATGTGTACTGCTTGGCATGATAGGCCGCTAACTCTAAATCTTTCCACGGTTGATTGGGTACAACCATAAGCTCTTGGAGAGCGCCGTGGTAGATCGTATCCTCGAGTTCGTTGAATATATACTCTGGCATACCCGTGGCATCGCGCTTGGGTTTCAGGGCATACACCAACCTGAGACTGAACGGTTTGTCGTCGCTCGGTGAGGGAAGGACAATGAACTGGTCTGGGTTAATCTGGGTGAAGACGCGAGGATCGCTGGTCTTCTCGAGCGCAGCATCAGTCGCCGTAAACGATGACCCGCCGTTTAATGTGTTCTCGTTGAACTCAGCACCGTTGAATGCCCCGGTATCAGACCAGAGCTCCTCGTAGGGTACACCGCTGTACAGATCAGCCCATGCTGGGTAGCGCATGAACGCTTCTTCCAACGTGATACGGTCGAGCGGAGAGCCATTGACTGTCGCGACAAACACAGCGTGTACGTCAGACTCGGCTGGTTTGCGGTAGAGATACTGATGCACCGCTGGAGTTAAGTTATACGGAACCTCTGCGTGACGCCAATACAGCGTACGCTCACAGGTCCGGATAGCTGCGTTCCGGATAGCCGAGTTGATAAGGAAGTTAGGACAACCCGGTGCGCTAACGCTTACGCGGGAAACAAGGGAGTCGAACTCACGGTCAGCCATCAGATCACCTGCTTCGGATCGAGGCCACCAGCTTCTGTGTCAGTTATCGTTCGTACCTGTAATCCTGCTGCGAGGACTTGGTTGAACGAGTCTTGGAACATTTTAGCACGGCCTGAGTTTACATTCTCGTCGTCTACCGACTCGGCAAGGAATACCACACCGTCAACGACAGCTGGCAAATATGCGTCGGATAGCATATTTATAGTCTGGTTTATCGTGTACGCAGCAGGTGTCTGCACGTACTCAGCAACAAGGACTACCCCGGCTGCTGGGCGTGGGTACACAAAGAACCGATTAGGATTGCGGACATGCCGCATAAAATTCACCGGGTTCCCCGACGCATCACCGGCCCAGCTGGGATGGATGCGATCAAGGGACTCACGGTTTGTCTCAGTAATAGCGTTGCCGTTCTTTACCTGAAACACTTCGACCAGTCGCATCGAGTCTGCTGGGCAGCTCTGAAGGACCGTGTCTGGGGTAGTAGGGATATCACCAATGAGGGAGAACAAGTCAGGACGCAGCATTACCATGCGCTTCAGCGTTTGATTCACCCAACCAAGCATGAGGGTGTCGCTGTAGCGGTACGGTGTGCGTGAGTCCTGAACTAGTGCTCGTGCCTCAGTGATGATATCCGATGGTTTCATTCAGGCCAGTTCCTACCAGCCTCTGCGGCCAGCTCTGGGTCTGTATACACTGGTTCGACAGGAATGTCAGTAGCAAGATTGAGACCCTTGGGTGCGACAACCTCAGCCTGTGCCTTGACGACTGGCTTCTTGACGCGCTTAACTGCGTGCTCTGGTACGAAACGCTCAGGGAACGCTTGCAGTTCTGAGATAACTTCACACGAAGCAAGCGCCGCCATGCGGGCGTTGTAGTCGTAGATGAAGCCATCTTTGATGACGCGGATAAATTGTTTCTCGGACATTTTAATCTCCTTATTTCTTCGAGCCGCCCATGGTGTACGGGGTGCTCTCTTTCTTTAGTGTACCTACAAACTTATCTACAAGTGGCATTCTGCTCGTAGGCTTTGGTGTTGGCTTCGCCGCTGGGCGTCCGCCCGACGCATTTGTCGTACCTTCTTGAGCTGCAATTTTCATTGCTGCTGCGGTTCTGGCAGGAGTACTACGGTTAGCGATAGCAGCCCGCTCCATCTTTGCCGCTGGTGAAGCGCCTAAAACCTTAGTTCCTTTGTTCATTGGCATTTGAGTATCCTTTACTTCTTCTTGGATTTACCGGCTTCGCTCAGTGCGATGGCGATAGCTTGCTTACGAGACTTGGCCAGCGGTGCTTTCTTTGGGCCTTTGGGATCACGACCCGCATGAAGCGTGCCACGCTTAAATTCGCCCATTACCTTGGCGATCTTGTTAGGTGCTTTTGCCATACTATCAACAGTTCCATGCTTTGAGGCTCTTGTTGATCCGTGAGTTAGGATCACGAGCGGTTTTCTCTGAGGTGAGCTTCTTCTTCATGCCTGTCATCCGCGCACAGAATGACTCCTTGCGGGGGCCACCTCCGGGTTGCGGAGCCTTGAGCCCGGGCTTGCCGGGGTTAGCCTTGTTGTATGATGCACGACCCTTGGCGTTCAGGCCACCTTTTGGGTCCTTGCCTTCCTTGCGGGTCCATGCTGGTGTCTTAGCCATTACGCTATCGCCCCCTTGATTACAGCGAACTGCAACACCGGACTGTCGGTGCCCGTAGACGGGATGGTCGCGTTGTCGATATTCCCCACAGAGATAACGCAGGAACCAGCAGCCTGTGCGACAACATGCACCTGATAGTATTTCCGCGTACCCGCAGCACAACCGTTCTTGATACCGAGGACGATAACGTCGTTCGCCCCAATGGCGCTGTTAGTCAGCGTGAACTCATCGGCATCATGCCCAGCGAGTGACCCTGCGAACAGAGTGATCTGGCCTGTAATCTTATTGAGGGTGACACCTGTCGTACGGCTCGTCGCCTGAGTAACAGCGCCGCCCGCTCCAGTGGGGTAACCGATTGATGTCGTGGCCTCGATAGTCGTGCCGTGTATCGCAGCTGGAACTGTTGCCCCCACAGTGGTGCCGTCGATTGTGCCAGCGTCGATATTCACCTTGGTGATGTTTACGCTACCTGTACCCTTGGGCGTGAGGCTGATGTCGAGATTGGCACTAACACCCTCAGCGAAGATGCTATTGTCCTGAAGGGATATCCCATCAGTGCCAGCTTTTGTGGTGAACTTATCTGCGTCGATCAGCGTGATGCCGCTAAAACTACCAGTGAAAGTTACGTTTGTGAGTGACCCGCCAGTGATAGCCACACTGCTTGCGTTCTGCGTGGACATGGAGCCGAGGCCCATGCTTACTCGCGCCGCTGCTTGGTCTGTGAAAGCTATGTTCGAGAACGTCCCGGACATCGACGTAGTGCCCAAGCGCAATGCTGTTGCAACTCCGGTGCCGCTATGCACAACTTTTTCTGTGGCTGTAGGTCCATCGCTGATATGCAATATCTGCCGATAGGTGGAGTTGATCTGAAAGCCTGTTAGATTAGTTGGCATAGTCGAAGTCCTGTATTAGTGGGGGCCGAAGCCCCCACCGTTTATGCGGGCGTGACGGCGTTTGTACCAGCTGCATCGACCCAAGTCGAGGCGGCAGTTGCGCCAGTCGCGACCTTGATCTTGCTGTTGGTTGTGTCGAACACGACTGTGCCCGCTTTCTTACCAGTAGTATTTACTGCGTTACCGATTGCAGCAATCTGAGTAGCAGTGGCAGTGCGAAGCTGGATATAACCAGCTGAGGCATCGACGTTGCCGGACACCGAAACATTGTACAGCGTGCCGCCGTTGATTGTCACGTTATCTTGGGTAATACCTCTATAGACACCCATGGTGTTTTCCTTTCAAAAGGTGGGGCTGCCAGTGACGACAGCCCGTACCGATTAACCGCAGTTAGCGACGATGGCCCATGCCTTAACAACAGCATTGGCCGGAGCCGCAGTGTTGAGAAGGAGGTCGATGGTATCCGCTGTCTTGATGACAGTTGGGTTAGCAAGGTTGTCCGAGTCCATTGCTACTGCGTTGGACGCAGCGTCATCGGCATACACGTTAGCAGCAGCAGGTGTGCCGCCTGTGTAACCAAAGTCGAACGTCGCAGTGGTGTTGGTCGTCTCAGCCGAAACTACGTTCAGGCCAGCGGCCAGAACAACAGAGTATGCTGGGAGCGCGATAACCTGAAGCGTGTCGGTAGCAGCCAATGCGGTGGCACCAGCTGCGGCACGAGCAGCAACGATCTGGGCGAAGTCGAGTTCGACTTCAAACTTATATACGGCTTGGCCATCTGGGTATGCAGCGACACCCTTGTTGAAGCCGAGCGAGTCAGTGAATGCAGTCATTATTTTACCTTTCAGAAGTAGATGGGGGCCGGAGCCCCCACCATTTTAGAACTGGATTACAGCAGTCGAGAGAGCTTCTGGCTTGATGACTTCGTAGCCATAAACCTGAAGACCACGGATGATGTTACCGAAGGTCGATTCCGACCGGATGGTTTCCATGTTGGTCATCTGCGAAGCGAAGGTGAAGCCCATCTTGTGACCTGACAAGATGTTGTACTTACCCGAAGATACGTACAGGTTGTGGCTTACGTAGATCGTGAAACGATCAACCATGCCGAGGCGTCCGTTACGAACCACTGACATGCTGTCGCCTGTCAACGATGCGTCCTTCAGTTCCGACTTCTTAATCAGACCAGCCATCTTGGCAGGAATGACGAGGAAGCGGTCAGCTTCAGGAGCATTGGCTTCGTCGAGAACAGTACCCATGTCGACGATCAAGTCGATCACGGATGCAGTGCCGCCAGCGCCATCCTTAGTCACGGTCAGCGGAGCGCCAGTCGTGCCGAGGTTGAACGATGCCGACTGCTCACCAGCGTTTGCACCCTTGTTGGTAGCCGAAATGCCCGGCAAGATGTCGGTCAGAACGCGCTGATCGATCTTGATCTTCATACGCTCGGAAGCGTCCTTCGACCAAGTGTCCATCAGGTTGATGTCCGACTGAACTTTATCTACATCGTCTTCGACGCAAGCGAAGTACTCGCCCTTATCGATGAGCAACTGGAGCTTTGGCTTGTCGGGATTTTCGACAGTCAACGCTTGACCTTTCACGTAATCACGGATCGTGATTTCCGGTGTGGTGCGGATGTTGACGGTGTCGCCGTACTGACGGATTTCACCTTCGTAGTCGGTGTTCGAGATTGCTGCGAGCACGGTGGCGTCGTAGAAATTCTCGATCAGTTTGCCCGACCAGATTTCAGGAATGAAGTTACCCGAGTAGTTCGGGCGACCAGACGAAACAGGATATACCATAAAATTTACCTTTCAATAATCAAGCGTTCGCGGTAATGCGGCCTTCTCGTTGCGCCGCAAATATATCGCGCTCTATACGGTCCCGCTCTGGTTCACGACCTTTGTACTTACCCAGTCGGACGGCGTTAAAGAAATCCTTAATGTCGTCTGGTGCGTAGGTCTTGGCTGCCTTCGAAGACGGAGCGCCTGAGCCGCGTGAGCGACCCGGGGCAACCTGCTTCTCCAGCTCGTTAGCCGCAGCGGGGGTGGATTGGGGAACAAAGACTTGTCCAGAAGTATCAAGCCAAGTTTGGAAGAACGCACTAACTCGATTCGCATCGAGCGAGCGTTGGGCCTCGTCAAGGAAGGTCTGCCGTGCAGCACCCGTTAGTGGATCAACGTCAAGCAACCAAGACTGGAAGTCTGGATTGTCATTCACGCTACGCCACTCAGGCACAAATGTCGTTAAGTCAGACCAAAACTGTTGCTCTGCTGAAGCGTGCTGAATTTGAGCGACAGCGAGTACCTGCGGAACTACATTAGCATGCATCTGCTGAAGGAGACCCTCGATGTGAGCAAGGCGCTGTGCCACAGGAACAAGTTCCTCGCGGCTGACATTACGCATT